GTTCTCCGCGTCGCGCCGTGCGGCATCCTGGGCGACGCCGCGCTCCTTGGCAGCAGCTTGCGACCCTTGAACCTTGGTGCGCTGCTTCATCACCTCGAGAACTTTGGCTCGCATCTCCGCGGCCCGTTGTCCTGTGATCCCTCGGTTCGCAATGCGTTCATCGATGGTGCGGAGAAGCTGCTCAGTGTCATCGCCCTGAGCTGGGTTCGGTTCGGTCGTCAGCATGTTCTACTCCGTCACGGGGAGAGGATGTCAAGAATGTTGTCGATGTCGGTCTTTGTGGCGTCGTCCGCCGATCCAGAGGCAGGAACTTCCGCGGTGGATTGGGCCTTGCTTCGGGCGTCGCGTTCCTTGCCCAAGGCGTTCTGATACCGCTGCCACGCTTCCACGATCTGCTTCTTCTTCTTGTCGCCCTTGGGGTCTGACGCCGCCGCCAACTCGTCCTCGCTGGGCGGAGTGTCGTTCTTCGGGTCATCGCGGAGCATCTTGGCGATGCTCTCGTATTCCCTGCTCGCCCGATCCGCATCTCGCTTGGCACCTTCGATGGCGACGTTGGCCGCGGCGAGCTGGGTCCGCTGGGTCTGTCCACCCGTGCCCGTCGATTGGGGGAACCGCTCGTCAAGAGTCACGGTGTCCTCGGCCTGCTGCGGGGTCATGCCCTTTGCACGCACCAGGGCATCCATCACCCGCTTGTCCATCTCCTGCTTCAGACGCATCTTCTGGGCCTGAACCTTCTGCTCCTGGTGCGCCTTGTAATACATCTGCACCATCGGCAGGGGCATCTGCGAGAGCTGCTGGATTACTTCGACGTTGGAGACCGTCTGCCCGTCTGGGGTTTCCTCGATCCCCATGTCGTAGATCATCGCCGACCGAAGCTGCTCGTTCTCCGCGTCGCGCTGCTGGGCCACGCTCATGGGCATGTCGTCGGGACCGATCATGTTCCACAGCCCGAACCGCTCGACATCCTTGATGAGACCGTTGGGAACGTCCAGGGCGTGCTTCAGCACCTTGGCCTTCTTCGCCGCTTCGATGCTCTCCATGGCCTTCTGGCGATCCTCCGCGTCGGCGCGGCTGTTCATGGATTGCTTCAGCCATGCCTCTTGCATGTGCGGACTTGCGTTGTTCACATCGTTCGGATCAACGGATTCCGCCGCGGACGGTCCTCCTGGTGCCGTAGGCGAGGACATCATCATCAAGAGTCGTGAGTCCGCGGCCTTGCGAGACAGCAGGGCTTGGGCCTGCTGCTTCGCCTGGGCCATGTCCCACTGGAATCGCTGGTCTTGGCGAGCGTTGTCCGCTTCCATGTTGGCGATGCCCGCGTTGCGATAGTCCTGCTGCGCGGTGAAGTCACGCTCCGCGAGCGCCTGCGACAGTGCTGCCTGCTGCTCCCGGAAGTCGCGGTCTTGCCTCTGGCCGGCGACCTGTGCACCGAACTGCATCCCACCGAGCAGGCTGTTGGCGAAACTCGTTGTGTCGACTCTGCTCATGTGATGGTGCCTCAGTTGCGGACCCAGACATCAATCCAGATGTCTGTGGTGGTGCTCTGGTTGATCGCCCAGATCGAGTAGACGCGCCCCTGTACCTTGCCCGCGTCGGTGAGGATCTGGGGCTTGCCCCCGCTCACGCCCGCCGCGGTCGCCAGAGTCGCGTGCACCAGGGCGTACGCGGTGTTCATCACGAACGGCGTCCAGCACGACAGGTCCATCTCGTTCGTCCGCTGGTGGGTGCCCGCGGGTGCGAGGTTCGAAGTGCTGGTCGGGTTGTCCACGATCCACGACAGGTGGGCGTATCCGGTCTGGTACGCGAGCTGGCACGCGAAGAACTGAAAGCCGTAGGCGTTATCAGAAGCGTCCCAAAGCAGGGTGGGCGTAGAGGCATTGGCCGGGAGCCTGACGCGCCGATAGACCCCGTAGGGCGACACGGTTACAACGGTCTTGATGGGTCGGACCAGACTGGTCTCTTCGAGAGCCCAAATCTGCGACGATTCAATACCGTCCAAGCACCACCGGAAGTTCATGGTTCCTGCCATACTGCATTGTCAGGACCCATCGCCGCGTTGCCAATGTCACAAGTCACCGCGGGCGGTTGGCAAACATCTGATCCATCTGGGATCCGGGATCGAACCCGCTGCCTCCGCCCGAGCCGTTCCCTCGGAACGCTTGAAGCATGCCGAAGCCCATCGCGGTTCCGCCCAGCGACCCCAGCGCGTTGCCGTAGACGCCCTGTGCTCCTGCCTGTCCCGACACACCAGGGAAGTACCCCGCCGCGGATCGGTTGGCCCAAGGGTTCATGGTCTGATTGGTCAGTGCGTTGGCCTCGGTGTCCAGCACGCCGCGGCGCATGCCCATCACTCGGTCCTGGTTCATGGCTGTAAGCTGGGTGCCTGCGCCCAATCGCCCACTGAGCATCCCGAGCCGGTTCTGCCCCAGCCCGTTCAGCATGCTGATTCGCTGGTCTCCGATCTGGCCCAGGGCGTTGGCACGCTGCTCTTCCGCTGCCATGGTGTTCCATCGCACGGCATCCGTCAGGGCGGTGGACGCCCCGAAGCCACGCGCCGCCATGCGGCCTTCAGCCATCCGGTTTGCACCAGCGAGAGCACGATCAGTGTCGCGGTTGACGCGAGCCTCCTGAGCCTTGCCGAACTGCATGGCCTGGTTCTCGAGCGCACCATACCCACGCTGGAGCGTTCCGGTCTCCGCCTGGTACTGCGAAAGCAGGGTGTTGCCCTGCTTCTCCGCGGTGTCGGCGAGACCTGAATACTTGTCCAGCATGCCCGGCCCCAGCGCGTTCAGAGCGTTCTCGTCGATGTTCCCGTCGCTGGCACCGCTCTTCGCGTTCTTGACCGCCTTGCTGCGCTCAGTCGTGAGCTTGGACCGCTCGGCCATGAGCGCATCACGCTCGGCCTTGCTCATGCCCTTGTTGTCCTTGAGCATGTTGTTGATGCTCTCCAACTGGTTGTCCATCTCGGCAAGCTGGGTCTTGACATCACCACCCTTGCGCCCGAACAGGGTTTCAAGCTGGTCCTTGGGGAGCGTTGCCTTCAAGAACTGCATCGCCTTCTGGGGGCCGAGGATGGCCGCGAGCTGCCGAACCATGCCCTCGTTGAGCCGGTTGGTCTCAAACTCACGCTGTTCCCGACCCGCCTGAACCTGGGCGTTGGCCGACTTCTTGGCACTCTGCGAACTCATGTAGGCGCCGCCGAGGGTGGCTGCACCACCGACGCCGATTGCGATTGCTGCCATGGTCATTGGGTGGCTCCTTGCAGAAGGATCGGGGGTGGGCACACCACCAGATCAAGGGGGTTGTCGATTCCGTCGTCGGTCTCGGGGAGAGGCTGCGCGATGCCTTCGATGTGATCATGCCGCGGTTCGAGCAGGTACTCTTCTGCTTCTGCCACGGTCTTGCACTCGCACGGGTGCGAAGTCGTCCAAACGGTGTCTTCGTGGATCCAGATCACTCGCCGCGTGCCCGCCTTGGTGATCCCGACATGCGGGGCCTTCAACAGCACCCATCCGGTTCCGTCGATCCAGACCGACACCACACCCTGAGAGATGACGAACGTGTGGTCGTACCGATGGATGAAGCTCGTTACCAGCGTGTTCGCGGGCATGTGAATCGTTCGGGTATACATACCCGGAACGAACAGATGCTTCAGCCGACAGCGCACCGCCGGCAAGTGAATCATCTGCTGCTCCAGAGCATCGATCGCCTCATGCGCACGGGCGCCCGTCACCCCAAAGACTGAGGGGTGCATTGGCGTCGCTGCAACTACATGGCTTGCTCCTTCACTCATGGCACTTCCGTTGTTCCCTGTGCGGGACCGAGCACAATGCAACGAGGGTATCGAGGGGTCCATGAACCTGTCTGTGTGAGTTCTACCACCAGACGACCGCTCGTTTCCGTGAAGAACATCGCAACCTTGTCCGCGGTGATGGTGGCGATCAGCTCGCCCTCGGTCGGGGCGCCGATGGTGGTGGTGCCCGCGGGGGGACCGTCCGCCGCGTTCCCAATCACCAGAAGGACAGCGAACAGCCCGCGGCATGGTTGGAGCTTCTGATTTGCCACTTGGACCGTGAGAGTTCTGGACAGGCCAGTACCCGCCGCGGTGACGATCGCTTGGAGCAATGGAGCTCCGCTGAACGTCGACGCGGCGCGAAGTGCAGCGCGATCGTCCGAGATGCGATCCGGCACCACCTTGGGGATGATGGTTTCGATTGCCATCAGTCAATCGGTCCTGCGTCCGTATCTGGTTCCGGGTCAAGCGGTGGATCGATTGGGGCCGACGGTGGGCCACCGGGTACATTGGTCGGTCTCGTTCCGCCTCCGGGTCCGCCCGGCGTTGAATCGGTCTCAGTAGAGGACGATGTGATCACCGGCCCGCATGCCGATCCCGCCGCGGCGGGCGCCACGATGCGGCGATCGCCCAACTTCTCCGCCTTCTCGTAGCTGATTTCACACCCTTCCAGAGCCCAACTGGATCCCGCGGTGTTGGAGTAGATTTCCAGAAGCACCGCGGGAGACCTGCATCCAAGCGGCACGCCTGGATCGAACGCCGAGACCGTCACCGTTTGCAACAGAGAACGCCTAGATGAGTAGACATCCTCGGTTGTGGCTCCGCCATACACGTTCAACGTGACATCGCTGCTGCCATCTGAGAGGGTCAGTTCAGCCTCGGCAACGTGCATTTCGCCACGCACGGGCGCCATCGTCACCACTGTCAGGGGGCACACCGATTCAATGGCCGTTCCAAGGTCGTCCTTGGCGGTGTCGGAGAACCGGACAAGACGCCCGTTCCTGGTGCCAATCACCACCTGGTTCTTCCAGAGTGTTGCGCAGACGGGCTCCAGCCCGCTGGGGTAGGTCTCCTGCCAGAACCCGCCCCTGCCCTGCTCGTAGCCCCCAACGGTCTCGTCGTACCACCAGAAAGTACCGCCGCCGCTCGATCGGGTAAGCCACACATGCAGCCCATGGCGAACCGGATCCCGGATCACCACAGGGTTGATGCTGGGTGCGTCCGTCGCGCTGATGGCGATGCCGCCAGCGATGACGCTCCGGGAGATGTTCACCGGGTCTGCAGATCCCATCACATACAGGCCCGTATGCGACACGAACGCAATCACACCCTCCGCTGTCCTCGAGACCGCGTTTCGACCAGCGACGCCAACGGTCTCGGACACCAAGGGAAGTTCCGCGGAGTCGTCCCCCGGGTCGCCCAAGAGCCGGTACATGCTCGAGGTGCATCCGATGAACAGGGTGTTCTCGGTGGCTCGCTCCATGGCGACGATGGGTTGCCCAAGCCGCAAACCCCGACCAACACCGAACGCCACCGCATGCCCCGCGGTCAGCTCGCCAGTGTCCAGGTTGAGGGGCTCGGCGATGGCAGACCAATACACGTTCTGGGCTTCCGCTTCGATTCCCGCGTACGCCATCCTCGCGCGGAATGACCGCACGATCGTTGCGGTTGTGGTTCCGGTCGTAGTCGCCCCTGGAAGTTTGGTGGTTGGGTGTCCGTCGGCGCTCGCCGGCGACACCGTGCGGGTGAGCACGTTCCAATCCCACGATCTTCCGCCGCCGACAAAGTAGACATGCCCATCGGCATAGTCGGCCCCGACCACCACATCGGGGCTGACCATGGCCGATGAGAGAAGCTGGAGACTGGTCCCGTCGTAGCACGCGTAGAGGTTGCCGCCGGCGAGGACCCAGAACACTTCAGACGCTTGGGCCTGCTGTGCACTCAGACCGAATCCACCGAACGACAGCACAACAGCACCGTTGACATCGGATTCGAACCCGACCCAAGTGTTCTGCCTGTTCACGCTGGTTGTGGCTTCGATGCCCACCGTTGCGGCATCAGTCTTCAAGACCGCCACTTCCACCTTGTCTGCGAAGACTCGAAGGCGCAGGGTGAAGGTCTCGCCCGTTGCAAGCCCATGCAGCGCATCGGCGAGCACTGAACCCGCTTCTACACCCATGGTTCGCTGGCGGATCTCCACCTTGGTCCCGCGGATACCGCACACCAGAGCCGTCATTGCATCGCCCGAGGACCTGACTAGAGCCCGAATCAGGTGCGTGTGCTCTACACACTGGACCTGAAGTTCGAACGTGCCTCTCCCCGGATTGGCAAACAACACCGCTTCCCTGGTGGTGCCAGAGTGCGTGTATGCGTT